AACCGAGCCAAGGATCTTTTGGACCTTGTTTCCACCAGCAATACGAGCTGATAATGCTGTCATTAATTGAATACCAACAACAAGACCAGCTAGTTTCGCAAGATTAGTAATTCCTTGGTCGAGAACTTCAGACGTCATATACTTCTTGTTGCCAACAATAGCAACGAGTCCGATCATTGCGAGCATCCCAATTGACATGGAAAGAATCTTTGATTGGACCTTCGCCCCACCACTTACGCGACCTACCAAACCCATCACAAGTTCAACTCCGGCAATGATAAGTGTGATGTATGCAAGATTCGTAAGACCTTGTTTGATGGTTCCTTGATCTATAAAGGTGAGAAGTTTCATTGTAGCGATCATGGCCGTGATCCCAATGGCCATTTGTAGAACACCAGCAGAGAGTTTATTCCCACGACCGACTCGCGCCGTTAGTGCAAATATACCTTCTAAACCAGTAATGACAAGCATGATTGTGGCCAATTTTCCAAGACTAGCTTCCATTTCGGTGCGAGTCATAAATTTTAGAAGGGCCAACGATCCAATAAGTAACGACACCGAAATGGACATTGCAAGTAGATTTGTATTAACTTTTTGCTGACCTGGGATCTTGCTAATTAATACGGATAAAAGTTGATATGCAGTGATGTAACCGAGCATTGCACCAAGTACTCCGACACAATTCCAAACTTCATCCTTATTGATCTTACTGATAATCTGAATACCTGCCGCCATGGCTAATAATGCGGCCGCGATACCAACTAAACCAAAGGCAGTATGAATCTGTTCTTTTTTGTTTGATAGATTATTCGACGCAATAGCTATGCCTTGAATTAATGCATAAGCAATGACAAATATACCAATTGCTCTGGCCAAACCCCAAAGAGCTTTCTCTAACTCAGTTGACGGGATTTTGGACAAAAGCCAAATACTTGCTGCGAGTACACCAATCGTGATTGCTATCTCATGAATTGTACCGGCTTGAGAAGGTGTAAAGAACTTCTTCGAGAAGCCTTTAACTACTCCAGACAGCGAATTCGTGAACCCAGCCATAGCCCCAGTCAAGTCCGATAATTGCTTAATGAACATCAGTATGACGCCACCAACAACAAAGGTTGCAATTTTATTAAAGTTAAGACCATTAATAGCTTCGCCAAAACTCTTGAAGCCGGTAGTAGCCTCCCCACTAATAAACGCAACAACCTCTTTCAAAACTTCAAGAATTGTAGGCCAAATACCAACAACAGATTCATCAAAGTTCGTGTTGAAGAATTTAGAGACGTTCTTTACGGCCTTTGTAAAATTGTCAGAAAGCCAAGATACTACCATTTTGATTCCACTGATAAAACCAGAGAATACCTTATCGCCCGCAGCTCTTAGATACTCAATTGGATCTTCGGCGTTCCACAAACCAGTAATGAATTCTTTGACAATTTCGATGGTCTTTGAAAGTTGCTCGCGAAGAAGAGTCGCAACAGCTTTAACTGTTAGTATAGCATATTGAAAAAACATAGAGGATTTAATAGCCTTATTAATATTAACTAGGAGGTCTCCAAGAGACGCAGAAGAATCTAAGATGCCGTCTCCAAGTGGTATAAAAACCTTGACAAGTTCGAAAACCGCACTACCAAGAAACTTTACGAGTTGCCAACCAATATCAATAACAGCAAACAGACCAGCAAAAGTTCTTCTGATCTTATCTCCAGTTGAATCGGCAATTATTAAACTCTCGGTGAAGTCCTTGAATATTTTTGTGAGTAACGCCAATTGTTGTTTGGTCTTTGGTGGAAAGATCGAGTCGAATGCTTTAGCGATCGGTTTAATAATTGAGAGAAGCGAGAGCACAACGTTCTTAAGCCCTTCGAATACGTTCTCAATTCCACCGAGTTCTTTAACTCCAGCGAGCATGTCGTTAGCGCTCTTAACCCCACTTGTGAACACGGTCGTCATTACCGTATTCAAGAAAGTAAAGTTTCGTTTTGCTTCTTCTAAGTCGCCAAATATAAGTTCGGACATGATGGCAAACTGGGTCCCGATACTAGCCTTGAGAGACTCCATCATTCCAGAAAAGGTTCTTACTTCCTGGGCTGCTTCCCATGCTTTCTTACCAATTTCCGTAGTAGCGTCACCATACTTATTAAGAACGGCAGTTACTACCTCGGCGGTCATCCATTGTTTTTGCAATGTATCTTCAAAATTAGTCGTAACTTCACCAGAGTCAATCTGGGCTTGACTTAAAGTTCCATATTCTACCGCAGTTTTAAGGATTTCTTTTCTTAATTCAACGGTTCCGATCTTAGCAACACGGCTGATCGATCGCCAGTCCGTTAATGACATGAACCCATTTGAAATGGCATCTGAGAAGTTTTTGTATGCGTACATTGCCGCGTTAGCATCTTGTCCTGCATAAGCCGTAGCATTAGCAATACCGATCATGGCCTTTGTAGCTTTTTCTAACGGAATTCCAGCATTCGTGAATGTCGCCAAATTGTCAAACATGTCCTTGGTGCTGAAAATCGTTTTATCGGCATAGTCATCGAGAGTTTTAAGTTTCTCGCGAACATCGATTGCGGATTCTCCTGTAGAGTTCATGATTGCCCGTATCGTGTTCATCTTCATTTCGTACTCGGTAAACCCACCACTGACTTGCCCAATTGTCAAAGATTTTACAAGTTGAGCGCCAGCAGTAATTGCAGATTCACCAATCCTACGAAGGCCGCCAACTGCAATTTGTTCAAAAACAGAAAACGATCTAGCCATAAAGCTTATGGATTTATCAAGACCGATAAATCCTCCGCCAATATCTGCATTCTTGAGGGCTTTTGAAAACTGTTGTAAACTATTTTTAGATTTGGAGATGCCTTCCTCAAACTCATCATTCTCGAAAGACATCTCCACTATCCGTCTGTCAATCTTGTCGTTATTCATAAGTTTTGAACCTCCCTCCAACACTCTCTAGCGATTAAATCAAATATGGGTTTAAGAGCAGGATTAATGAAATCGATACCCTCAACATATGCACCTCTTGTTGTAGCATGCCCATACTGAATTAAAAGCGCTACAGAGTAACCACCTTGAATGTTGGAATTGTTGAATCCAATCCCCCATTTCTCAATGGTATATGACCAACTGTCTGCAGTTAGGCCACTGTCTATAGGGGTCGCCGATCGAAGCGCTTCGACTCCTTGTGCGCCATATCTCTCGAACGCGGTTCTAAGCCTACGACTGAGATTTTTGCTGTTATCGAAGAATCGTTCGGCATTCCTAAAAGACCCACGTTGAGTCATTTTAATCATGCCTATTTTCCTCCTCAATTGTTATAGAACTAACCTTTTGATTTAAACTGAGCCCTACGTAGAGCATTTTGATCAGCATAGCGCGCTGCTGTGTCCTTTTTGCTCATCTTAGATGGCGGAGCACCACTTGCATCACAGACTCGTATAAGACAAAGTAGACGATTTAAATGCCATTTTTGACATTCCATAGGAATATTATTGGCAAACATCCGTGAATATAGAATCTCCGCTGTGACTATCTGTTTTGACGTTGAATGTGGAGTTTTTGAGAAAGTCGTAGCCGTCATTGTGTCGTCGATGTATTCCTGGATCTGTTTAATGTTCTCAGGCGAAAGCGCTGAGAACACGTAGTCATTCTTAACAGTTCCGATGACCATACATCGTACATAATCCAACTCTTGCGCTGAGGTTCTCTTCTGGGCATTTAGGTAAGGTTGGTGCCATTTTGATTCCCACTTAGCAATGGAGATCAATGAATGCTCGAGAGATAGTGTGCAAGAAGGAACTGTGATAAATTTGTTCTTCCCAGGATGATAGAACTCATTCTCTGGTACTATTATCTCAAGCATTCAGACCTCCTATTCCTCGATCCTCTTAACGGGAAATGACACAGTCTTCGCCTTGTCGAGTTCTTCCTGGGCCTTCGCGCGAACTTCGGGAGGGATGAGTCCAAGGAAGAATTCTCTGGATTTCGTCTCGTCATATGCGAGATCATAGAAAAGTTCGCTGAAGGCTTCGGTCTTGCTGAAACGAATGGCCCGGTCGTCGTCCTTTTCAAAGACACCAGTCTCAGGGTTCTTCTCGCCATAGGCACGAAGGATGATTTTCTTCAGGAGATCAATTGTCTTCTTTGCGTTGTTAGTTTCCAACGCACTTTCGAGGTTTTGAATGAGTCCACCCTTGGTGTACGTCTCAAGTTCCAACCATTCGAACTTGTTCAAGTGAAAGTAGCAGATGAGGGTGGCCTGATTACCATCATAGTCGGTATAGGATACGGATTGTTTCAACATAGTACTAATCTCCTTCTACTATTATGATTTGATTTAATAAAGGAGACCCCCGTATTTCAGAGGGCCTCCAATATCATTGAGGATATTACGCCGTGGTGAACTTCTTGACGGTGGCAGCAAGTGTCTGCGCGTAAATATCCACTACGCCAGCAACCGTGACGAGGTACATTGTGGCAGCCGAAAGGTTCGAGGTCGGATCGAAAGTAAGAACCTTTCCAGCCGTGTCCCAAGTCTTAGCACCAGCGATGAGTACCCCTGCAGCAGAGGTAACGGTGATTGCTTCTTCCACGATCTGGTTGTTGAACGTGAGAACAACATTCGCGCTAACAACAACCGCAGTTGCATCGTCAGCAGGAAGGATGGACACGGTGATCGCAGAGGGTGCTCCGCCGATAAACAGGGCTTTGATTTCGTCCGGAAGAGGAAGGCGAGGATCGACGCCAACAGTTCCGAACAGAATGTCTTCGAATGTCGCCAGTGTTACTGCGCTAACCTTCGAAGAATCGATAACCAAATGAGCTGTCGGGCTCGAATCGGTCACGTTAACCTTGGTCGCCGTGAAGTCGAAGCTCAGTTCCTCAAACGCGGGAGAATCGTTGATTGTCGTGTGGTCCCGAGAAGAGATGCCAGCGAGAGCGTTGTAGGCAATGTGAAGTTTGTAGCCATAGTCTACGCCCTCTGTGTCGTTGATGATCTCTGTACGATACACAAGGCCGAACTTGGTGTGTGTCTGCTGCCCAATGGAAATACCAGTGGTAAGGGCGCCTTCGCCGACGCAGGATTTGAAGGCATCGGGATAGGTATAGCAGCCGATAGTGCCAGCGAATTCTTCCGCGGACATGATCTCAAGGTACTTCTGATTGTCGGCATAGAAGGGCGTAGCTTCTGCACCAGTAGGAGCTTCGCCTACTGAGGTCAGACCATTCCAGGCCACGCCAGCGCTGTAAACGCCACCGGACATGGGGTACAGTACACCGTATTTGATACCAGCTTCGGCAAATTTCTCACCAGTGGCGTCCCAAGCTAATCTACTCATGATTATTTTCTCCTTTTCAGTAATATAGCGTATAGACATCATGATTCAGACCGTCTACCGCAAAGTGTGTGGAAACAGAGCAATATGGTAGATCTAATACCTTGTCGGGTATTAGGGAATCGGGGTTCTTATCTACCACCGTGACTAGATATTGCTTCATGCCTAAATATATTCGATCGTTCGAGAAGAAGTCCTTCCGATTGGAACGTTTATAAATAATGCATGGATACTCCATCCTAATCGAGGCCGGTGGTTGGAAATATACACGGGATACGGCGCTGCCTCCTGTCCCGAGAATACCGATTAGAATAGCATGCAAGTCGAGCCTACTACCCGCCATTGTAAAGCCCTCCAATCTGTAGAACGATTCGAGGTCTGTTAATAGCAAGTGATTTAACACTCCACTTTTGCCCATGCAATACAATGTATTTTATAAATCCAGAGTTTGCATAGGCATAGAGATCTGCGATAACCGAGATAGAGTTATCGAGGTTGAGATTGTTATTAGCGTTCTCCGTCTTCTCCCATCTCTGTTGAGATAGAAGAATATCACCTCGATAACTCTTCTCGGTTATTTGATTTTCCCAGACCCCTGGGGCAGTCTCGCTCTGGATGGCATAACCTATCATGCCAGAAAACTTAGCCATAATAGGCTACCTCCTTCCATTTTGAATTTGTTGATCAAGACTTAGAGGGGCGCGATCGCTTCGGTCTTCCAGTAGGCGATGGCAGAGTGAGGCATGGTCAACGCACCAGAGCAACGAGTTTCGATCAGGTATTTGTACTGATTGAAGTCGATGTCGAAGTCGTCGAACATGGCAACAGCGCCGCCCTTGTCTGCGCCAAGAGAGTAGTCGCTCATGTTGACAGAGACGCCGATAAGGCGCTTCTGGCTACCAGCAACGCCAGGTGCCGCAGGAAGAGTAACAACGATTTTGTTCTCCATGACCGGAACTTCAACGATCTCGCGAGCACGGATGCCAGCGGCCAGATCAGCTTCGGTGTTGTACAGTCTCCGGCCAGTGCTGTCCTTCAGAAGGAGCATGTCGCCATTGATGTCAGGAGTTGTGAAGAATGTCGGAGTGCCAGTACCCTGGTAGCTCTTGCGGCCAAGAATGATGGCGTCGATCATCTGAGCAACCGTGACAGACTCGGCCATCACAACCGGAACCGTGTAAACGGCATCGTCGGTGGCGATCGGACGGATCTTGTCTTCCTTGATCTTGTCGTCGGACATGGAGCTGCGGCCGTCGCCAACAAGCTGAGCCCGAGCAATTTCCTCTTCGAGCATCATGCGCATTTCAGCGCGCAGCCAGACAACAACGTCGAAGTCTGTGATGTCGATGATATCGTCACGATCGAGCTTCTGCTTTTTGTACACGGTGACGGGATCGGTCGTGCGCTTCAGAAGAGTGATGACTTCATCAACCTTCTCGTTGCCCTTGACATAACCCCTGGCGCGAGCTTCATCAGCAGTGATGTCGGCCATGATGGTCTTGATGCGGCTGAAGGGGATGTGCTTGGCAGCGCCGAACACCTTGGAAACCCATTCGGTCTTGCGCTTGAGGAACTCAGGCGTGTTGCTGGAAGAACGAGCATCCGGGAAGAGATACTCAACGTTATCTGCGATGCCATAGGTGTTCACGTGCGCGAGAACCTGATCGCGGTTCTCATAAACAGCCAGAGCGTCAGAGATGGTCGAGAAACCATGTGACAGGAAAGCGTTCTTGAGCGTGGACTGAGACTGACGAGCATCATTGAAAATCGCGCGAAGGTCGTCGCGGGTCAATGCCTCGTGTTTCAGGACGTCTCCATCGGCGGTGGCAGCAGCTTTGTCAAAAATGTTCTTCTTCATCGTAGAATCTCCTTTTTCTTTATTTGAGTGTTGCACTAGGGTTTCATCCTCGGAGTCGTCGCTGTGTTCGACAGCTTTTTCCTCGTCGGTCTCGAGGGCGTGGGCTATCATAGCATATACCACAGTCTTCTGTTTTTCAGAAAGGCTTTCGAAAATATCCCCAACAGTTTCTTTTTCGGAATCTGCATGGGTTAGATTTTCTTCCTCCTCTTCTCCAAGATCCAGAGCATCGTGCGAAAGAGCACCAGCACAGATGATTGCTTCCGTCTCATCGGTGGTGATGGATCCGTCACCATGCTCAAACGCAAGATTGTCGATGTATGCTTCGGGGTTTGCGCCAGCGATAACGATCGATACTTCACGGATCACTCCATGAACGACGTTCTTAGCCTTTTCAACCAAAGAATTAGCGTATATGCTGAGCGCTGAAATATCACCATGCTGGATAAGCGCCTTGGCTGTCTTTCCAGATTCGGTATCGTTCAACGAACAGTACGCATACACACCATCTTTACGGTTCTCGAGAATTGCGTGACCGAGGATATTCTTAGGGTCGTTATGCATGTGTTGATAAACAAGTGGAACAGTCTTACCGTCAGCATCTGCGAATGCATCCTGAAGAATGGTGCGACCGTCCGAGCATTTCAGACCGACTTTAGTGGCATAGCCGCTAAAATCAAACTTTTTCTTGGACATTAATACTTCCTCCTTTACTATTCTTGGAAGGACTGATTGCAGTGGTACCATTGGGCATATTTCTATTTTGAAGCTCACTCGCGTGAGGTGCTTCTGATGGTTTACGCCCAACAATCTGGCGCAGTTCGTTTGGAGTTAGGATCTCGTTACGACTAAACACGTCGGCAATGTTACCAATTTCAGTAGCCGGAATCAACCTAAACACATCGCGGAAGCCCATGATTGATTGTCCCTGAGATCTTGCTGTCTTTGTCAAGAACTTTCGGAGTAACTCCTCAACAATGGCTGTTACGATGGGTTCAATTGTTCGGTCGTAGTAGTTACGAAGAATTGGTTCTGTTGCTTTTCCGTTAAATATGTCATCAGTGAATCCTAACTGGTTGTAGAACTGCGTTGTAAGGTATTGAATTTGAGAAAGAAGATTGCTCTCGACTGGCCGATTTAACTGTGTTATGTGTTCGGTGGAATCGAGATAGGCAACGCCATAAGTACTCCCCTTAAGTTGACTCTCGATGGCCTTCAGGCGCTCTTCGGCTTGAAGTTGTCGAGCTTCAGACTTAATGGTGTACGGAAGCTGGATGATTAGATCGAGTTTCCCCGAACTTGCCGCTTCATCAACACTATCCAGAAGACTCAACTTTCGAATAAGTCTTTTGAGTGTAGAATTCGGCTCATTCATAACTGCATACAAAGGATTCTCAATGATAGCAACAATGTTTTTGGGCATTAAGATTCGCTCTTTCAGCCCGGTCCGATCATTATAAACTTCAATCCGAACATAGTTGGGGTACCACTCAACAATCTTACCAGTGCGGAGAGAGAATATATTGTACGAACCACTTATGATTGGGTTAATACTTGTTTCAACAGGAACGACCGCTACAGAACCCTCATCGAACATACTCATCACAATATCTTGAATGAGTACACGACCTGTCTGATCTTTGTTTGCTTCAACGCGAAGACATTGGTTCAAAGGACCGTCAATAGTCTCAAGATACTGGCCGGTCTCGTCGATCCGAACGTGCTCAATATTGAAACTCGCTACATCCAGTGCAATTCGGTTGGTGATGGTGGTTAGTATAGATCGTTCATTGCGAGGAGAGAGCTTAATACGGGCGGGATTTTGTGTTGAATTAAATAGGCCCATATCTTTATGTGTATACAAGTCAGACTCCATGCTATCACGTGCTTGAAATGCGTTCCAAGCATGCGCAATTCTTTTACCAATAGAGCTCAACGTTTATTGCCACCTCCTTACATGAATTTTGGTGGCGTCAGAACGCAGCCCCGAGAGCAATTCGGCGCCAATTAGCTTGAGAGATTGTGTTTCCACCAAGGGCGGTGTACAAATATGTCGCATCGAGCAAGAACTTCGTGCCGGTAGCAACCGTGCCATCGACTCCAGCTTTCAGTGTTGTGGCGGCCGCGGTCATTGCGCCATTAGCCATGGTATCGGCAACTGTGATGGCGTTACCAATAACACCAGCAGTGTCGGCGGTCAGAGCGACGTTAGTTCCTCCACCAGATGTTGCACCAACACCCTGAGTATCGCCAGCCGTAACAGCAGCAATAAGAGCAGTGGCGGCATTGGCTGCTGAGCAGTTAGTTCCAGAACCAAGAGTTACAGCTGCAAATATGTTTGTTACAGCAGTAAACGTCTCGGTGGTAGGAATGGAGTTGCCAGCAGTTCCACCAACAAGTGCTGTGATTACACAAGCATTTACTGCGAACGCAGCAGCAGTTACAGCAGTGGCAGGGTTGTTATGTCCATCGGTACCGTTGATTGCGGCAACGATGTTCAACTTAGCGGCCGCAAGGGTGAGTCCAACAGAGACTTCACCTTCTGCATTGGCGGTTCCTTCAGGAACGAAGGTATAGATCTTATCGCCGATCCACATTGTGTCACCAGCTGTCGGCTGCGTATCAACGGTCAGAGTTCCGCTTGCCTTTGTCGCCGATGCCGCAATATTAACGGCAATATTTGTTGCGGTCGTCTTCGTCTGTGCGGTATCGGTCAGAAACTCATAGACGTCAGTTCCAGGAATAGCCGGATTATTGATTGTGAGGGTTTCTCCATCGATGACGACACCAGAAATAAGGAAAATATCAGTTGCCGCTACTGCATTTACGGGTGTTCCACTCTCGCCGACAGCACCGATAATCTCGGACAGCTTATCGCCAAGTTTGAAACTAGAATCATGGACTCTTGTCATTCCATTCAAGATTCGGAGTTCTTTCGCGGTTAAAACGTTCATTGTAACCTCCTATGATTTATTATTTCGTGCCGCCTTCCGTTGACTCTTTGTTAGTTTTGGCGCGGTTGGATTCTGGGCAGCTGGTGCTTGGGCCTTCGGTGCCGCTGGTGCTTGAGTTTGAGCTTGAGCTTGAGCTTGAGCTTGAGCTTGAGCTTGGGTCGCTGCTACTGCTGCTTTTACACCGAATCCGGCCGCTTCAGCAAGAGATGGAGATATCTCTTTGACAAGACTCTTTGCCGCTCCCAACATAATGCTACTAGCAAATGAAGTTAATGCTGAACTAGCTGCCTTTTTGAGTGCATCGCCAACAAAAGACTCTGCCTTCTCGATCTTTGCCGTTGTCAGAGATCTGTAGTCGGCTTCGAGTTTAAGTCGTTCGTTTAACTTTTTAAGTTCTTCGTTCGAAAGACTCTCTGAACCCTTACGACTATTCTCGCGAGTTCTGGTATAATCTTCAGATTCTTCGCGCGCCTTTCCAAGAGTTGTGCGAGTTCCATCTTTATTCTGGTATCTACGGATACCCCATTTCATGTCCTTGACTCCACTGTGTTCGACTTCTTCATGATACAACTGCTCAACTGGTGTTGTTGTATCGATTTTCGCTGGGTTTTCGAAGGTGTCTTTCAACCCCGCGGATCGACGTAGAGAACGGATGACATCCTCGGCTTCTCGTTCGTCTCGAAGACGATTTATCAACATTCTCAACTCATCAAAGGTCATCTCAGAGATGCTCTTAGTCTTATCGACCTCTACCACCTTAGATAATGACATGGGATATGCGTAGGATTCTTCATTGTAATGTTTAAATTCAGATAGTTTGACAACTCGGTTCGCCATTCATGGTCCTCCTTCCTGATTTCATTCAAATTCATCCTTATTCAGCTTATAGGAGATATAAGCATCGAGTAATGCGGAGACTGAGTCAATCTTTTCTTCGCGATGCTTCTTCAGAAGTTTTCTATTGCCATTAGTGTCCTCAATGGTAACACAGTTACCCATTGTGAAGCGAAACAACTCTTGGTCGAATAGAAGTAGACGTTCTTCAGAAAGTTTCTTTAATTCGCCAAGCGGAACCGACTCGGTCTTGGCACCTTGGATGACTTTTTCAATTGCATTAGTTCCGTTTTCTTTTTGCCAACGAGCTATGAACTCCTGTGCATTGTATGGGTCGAAACCAATACAACGAACATCATAACTTTTGTCGGAAATATAACTTTCAAGGTCGTCGTAGACGGACATCATGTCCAATACTGCTCCGTCAAGAACCATAAGAGAACCTTCATTGATAAAGTCATCGTATTTTATACGAAGAGCTCCTGGAAGTTTCAACAATGTCAGACTTGAAATATAACAGCGCGTCTTAATACCAAAGGCACCACGACTAAGCGGGAATAGAAACGTAAATGCACAGAAGTCATCGCCCTGAGAGAGGTCGATACCCATTGCGCATACACATTTCCAGAAGGTCTGTCTACGATGAAGCTCTGTTTCTTCATACGTAAAGAAATATGTATAACCCTCCATTGGTATCCCGAAACGCTTTGCGAGAATATCATTTCGGGTTGATGGTGCTTTCTCCGCGCGCTCTACATCGAGCTGATATGTCTCATATGATACGGTCTTACCGATATTAGGCTGAGCTTTGGGCCACATGTCAGGATTTGCTACTTCATCGATACTATCTAATCTGTAATACCAAATCGAAACATGGTCGGCCTGATACTCACCTCGAAGAATATCCATAAGTTCTATTTTAATAGTATCGCCCGAACTATTCCGGACGGTACCTTCCGAACTCATGGCAACGATCAGGTAGTCATCCATTTTGGATGCACCCTGCTCAATTGCGCCTACGACATCTTCCCGAATATCACCAGAAAGCCATTCGTCAACAGTTGAAATCTTTGGTCGAAGACCTTGAAGCTTGTCGACAGTCATCGGTCTTACTTCAAGCAGCGAGCCAGTAAGGAAGTTTTCTATCCCCTTCTTAGTTGGTACGAGCTTCATACGATTGGCTCTATTTCCGGTCGTATTTTGAATTGATCCTTCTGTAAGAAACCGGAACAAAGG